AAATACTTGATTATGACCAAGTGCTGAATCATTTAATGTAGCTGCTGAAGTTTCACTAGCCAAAGTAATAAAATTAGAAGCCGTTATTGCATACATAAGAATACTTTGTCTATTATCAGCATTATTGGTTGAATCATCATCATGTTTTCCTAAAGCACTACCAGACCAGTTAACGCTTGACATATTGTTTGTAAAAGTAAAAGTGTATGTACCCGTGCCACCATCTACTACTGAAGTATAATTAAAAGAATCATCTACTCCTGCTAAGTCGGCATTACCTGTTAGACTAGTACCATTATATCTAATCCAAGCCTTTGCTGCACTTTGCCTAGTAAGCGTAACCGCACCACCAGCAGATGTTTGTATCGTTGTTACTTTTAATGTACTCATATTATCACCAACGTACCGCCATCTTCTACTTGAAGAGTGACACTAGAGTTAACTGTAATAGGACCAGTGGCACTAGCATTTTCTGCACCACCTACTGTTACATTCGTACCTACTGTTTTATCATTGACACGAAACATACCACCACCTATGAAGTCAGACTTGTTAGCAGTAGGTGGTGTTACACTTGCAATGCTAAGTCCTAGAAAGTTTACAAAAATGTTACCAGTACCAGTAGAAGGTGCTGTGCTAAAAGAAAGAGTAGTGCCTGATACACTATATTTATTTGTGTCTTGAATAACACCATCTACAGAAACAAGTATATCTTCATCTGCACCTACTGTGCGAGATAAAGTAAAAGATGTAGTAGAATTATTACCATTAAATCTTTCTACAACAGGTACGTCTGTAAAATTTGCTGTGGGTGTTCCACCAATGTAAGGCATATTATATATCCTTATGTAATGTCAAGATGACTAAGAACGACATCAGCAGATGAAGCTGTGTCGGATGTTACTTTAATAGTATCACCCGGCTCAAGCACAACCTTCTGGTCGCCACCAATTACTACTAATGCTCCACCTACAGGAATAGGTGCATCTTTTACAAGAAACACTTTATCCTCTGAACCACTAGTTCTATTTGAAGCATCTAGCTCAACATCAACAAGTATCTGTGATGTTACTCTATTTGCAACACTTAAACCAATTATAGTAGATTCAGTAGATGAGCCACAAGTAAAAATGGTAGCTGTGCCAGTGCCTATTTCTTTATCTGTTTCTGATAAGAAAGCATTTGCCATTGTTTATACTCCTAACTGTGTATAATTATATCATACTTTGACTGTTTTGTCAAGCAATATTTAACCTAATGCTATAGCAAAAGCCAAAGCCGCAGGGTCTGATTCAGTAACTGTATAGGTTACTCGTTTATTTGTAGCATCAAAAGCTACACTAGCTGAACCACCAGCAGCAAACTGTAAGCCTGTACTGTTAGTTGATGTAAACTGTGTAGCATTACTATCGTTTTCAATGGGTAGTGATGTTGATGAACTTGTAATAAAACCACTATCGTTGTTAAAAATACTAATGGGTATCTCACTAGCTTGTTTTCTTTTCTGAACACTACCATCTAAAACAACAAACTCATCTGAGTTAGTTATAGTTTGTGTCATGTCCGTTAGTTCAGATAAATCTACGTTAACAGTAAAAGTTCCAGAGGATGTTATTGTACTACCAGAGATGTCAATTAAATTACCAGCAGATAAAGCAACACTGGTTACTGTTCCTGACGTAGTTGTAAAACCACTGTCATTATTAAAGTTTGACAGTTTAATTTCACTAGCCGCTTTACGCGATTCAGTTGTACCATCTTGTAAGATAAACTCTGTAGTTCCAGAAATATCTCCTGTCATATCAGTAAGTTCAGAAAAATCTAATGCTAATGTAACACCACCTGAAGAACCACCGCCTGATAGTCCTGTTCCTGCTGTAACACCTGTAATGTCACCTGTATTAGTTGTAAAGCCACTATCGTTGTTAAATATACTTAATGGTATTTCACTTGCGGCTTTTCTCCTTTGCGCTCCATCATCAAGAACAACAAACTCATCTCCTGTCACAATTGTCTGAGTCATATCAGTCAACTCAGATAAATCTACATTAACTGTAAATGTACCTGAAGAAGTTATAGTGCTTCCAGAAATATCTATTAAATTACCAGCAGTTAATGCTACACTAGTAACTGTACCTGATGTAGTTGTAAAACCACTGTCGTTGTCAAAAATACTAAGTGGTATTTCATTTGCTGCTTTACGTCTATCAGCACCATTATCTAAAACGATAAACTCATCTGTACCTACTATTGTTTGTGTCATATCTGTAAGTTCAGATAAATCTACAGATAACGTATGGGCTATAGTTTCACCTGATGTAGCACCAGTAGATGCCAAACCTGTACCAGCAGTTATAGTTGCTACATAGTTACCAGTAGTTTTAGTTCCTAATTCAACAGCATTATTTGCTATACCAGCCGCGGCAATAGGAGGTCCTTCACCTGTTGAGCCATCGTGACTATGACCTGAACTTGCATTAAACGCGGCAACAATAGCATCAAACTCTCCATCTAAGTCCGAAGCATTAATTGTATTTCCATCAGCAATGTTATTGCCTGTATCATTACGAACATAACCAGTACCCATTTTTATCTCCTATCGTTTACTGCATATTCTAGTGTTGCTGAATCTATTGAAAACACTGCATCTGTTCCTGAACCTGTTGTTTCGTAAAGTAAAGATACAGTAAATCCTGAACCTACTGTTTGAACTTCGTATATTGCTTTCTGCTTGTTACCAAATAAAGATGTTCCAAAAACACCTTCACCATAAGTTACAGAAGCCGCAGAATCTGTAGTCAAAGTAGAATCGGGTTGAACACTATCAGGCTGGTCAAAATCAAACTTTAAAGAATACTCTAAATCAAACGAACCATTAACATCTAAATATGTAGTTCCTTTATATATTGTCTTTCTTACCTCTGGGTCTTGTAACGGTATAAAAGGTGTAGCAAAAGTAGCATTTATATGCCCACCATCTTGTGTATTACCTTGTTCCATTTGATATACAAAACCTGTAGCATTACCAAATAAAACTACTTCTGAAGCACCTGTTGTACCAAAGTCATATTCACTAAATGCTACATGAGCATTAAAACCTCTAAGGTCATTCCATTTAATACCATCTTCTAACTGTGTACCTGCAATACCTTTTGCTGCATTATCTTGTGTAGATGTATTAAATCCAAATATTCTATACTGACTTTTTTCTCTTATTACAATACTAGAGAAACCGTTTGGACTAGAAGATGTTAAATCTAACATTTCTGTCTGTATTGGTTTTGATATAACAGCTAATCCAAAGTCACCAATTTTATCTGTAGCACTAAATACTCTTAATCCATCAGGTCCTAAGAATATAATATCACCACCTATTTCTTGTATTGTGTCTTCAGACACACATCCCAAATTTCTTGACACAGGCTGTAATGTAAAATCTAATACACTACTACCTTGTAAAACACTTATAGTACTTCTAGTAAAAATAATTAACTGTTCACGGAAAACAACTAAACCTGTTATAGTATCCCCAATGTTAAAAACACCGCCACCCTTTGCTACAGTAAAATCAGTTTCATCTTGTGGTGCAGAATAAACTAGCTTAGTGCCATTACCTAAAAAGATATGTCCTTTAAAATTTACAACATGGCTTGCACCAGATGTATCAGTAGGTAGTGAACTTAATTGTGCAAATGCACTTCCTGTAAATCTAAATGGTTTTCCTGTGCCATCTACTATAAATAGTTTTTCTGTGCCATCAAAGTTATATTTTAAAAAACGTACTTTTCCTGAACCACCTATTACAACTCCTGCGCTACCATATGTTGAATTATTAGTTACAGATGTCCACGAACTTGTAGATGCTTGACCATCACATAAAAATAAATCATCACCCCTAAATGCAAGAAAGTTAGAACCAAACTTTAACACACCTCTAATTAAACCAGAATTAGGAACTACAGGTATATTAGTAGAAGTGCCACCTAACTTTACATATCCTTCTACTCTACGGTATCCACCAAACACAGAAGGTTCAAAGTTACGTAATATACGAGCAGAACCGGGGGCTTTAATACCATGTTGATAGGGTGATAAATTTGTAATTAAACCACCTGCATACTCTAGTGAATATGTTTGCCATCTATCAGCCATTAATAAAATGCTCCACCAGCACTTGCTCTTGCATCTCCTAAACTTGTTGTTCCTGAAGAACGCATAATCATACCTGAACGTACATAGTGATAACGATTAATTAACATAGAACGCATGTTCTTAATGCCTTCTTCAAATCGTTCTTTCATTACTACTGAATCTTGAGTGTTGCCTCTAAACAAATATGCATAATGCATAGCACCATCTACAATAATGTGTTTAAATCTTTCTGGTATTATTGGCACATCATCATGTAATGATAAGTCAACAGGAATACGATAATACTCATACACAACAGTATAGGCTTTATCAGGTGCAGGTGTTACTATGTACTCTAATGAAGGTGCGTGTATTACAGATAAAGGTATTCCACGTAGTGCAGAATCAGATGAATACTCTTGCTCTACAAATTTATTAAGATATTCCTCATATGCAAGAGGTGCTAATTTTTCTGTGCTATTTCCTAGTGTAGAACTTTCTTTTATTCTAAAGCTACCAAAATCCATTACTTTTAAATCATGTGGAAAAGCATATCGGCTAACTCCTACACTTAGTGTGTCTTCTTGCTCAACATGATTATAAGGCCAATTATATTCAGCTTGGTTCATGTATCTAATAGAAGCATTAACTGCATCTTTCGCATGAGCATAAAAACCTTTAGAAGTTGCAAAGTTAGTTGTTGTTAGTTCAACTTCATTTAGTCTTCTATTAATTTCATTAACAAGTTCTAAAAAATCATATGCCATTATTTCTCTCTTATAACAAGTTTAACGGTACGTTCTGCTACACTAGATGTGTTATCTGTAACCTGACAGGTAAAAATATATTCTCTGTTTAATACACCACCTGCTATATTTATTGTAGCAACAGTAGTAGTATTAGTTTGAGATACATTCTGTATACTATCTGTTACTGCACTGCTTGATGCTGTAGTTAAAGTTTGTCCTGCAGCTAAAGTTGTTTTAGTGCGTTCAGGTGTTTCAACAGACCACACAACAGATGATATTGTGTTTGTGCCTAAAAACCTAGACCAATCTACACTGTAATCTAATGTTTCATCTGGGTCTTTAACAGGCCAACGAAATGACATCTATATCTCCTATGCGGCTTTTGAGACTCTTGCTCTTCTTTCTGCTGATGTAGAAAATCTCTCTACATAAATCTTTCTTAATTCTGTAGGAACATACACAGTTCTTTCTGAAGATGTTTGTGTAAATCCCTCTACATAAACTGTTCTAAATCTATCGTATAATTCTTTGACAGCCTCAAAGTCAAACTGTACACCTGTTGCAGATGTTGTGCCTATAACTCCTGTTGCTGATACAGTATCTGTTACTTCAGTTATATCAGGGGCTATGCTTGCAACAGTAAACGAACTTAGTATTGTAGTTAGTGTTGGTGAGTCAACTGCAATACCTACAGAAGCTATTGCTCCTTGTGCTTCAACAGTATCTAACCCTGCACTTGTTTTAACTTGTGTTAAAGTATTTATCGCACCTGATGCTGTAACTGCTTGCAGTCTTTCTAATACTTTAACTTGATTTAACGAACTAACAACAATAGAAGCTGTAGCACTTTCCGTAGCTTCTGATGTTTGTGGCTCTACTGTTCCTATAGCACCTGTTGCTGTAACAGCTTGCATAACTTCTGTTATGTTAAGTGTTAGCCCAGCGATAGCACCTGTTGCTGTAGCAGCACTGCTTATAGTAACTTCTGAACCTATTCCAACAGAGTCTATTGTGCCTGTAGCTGTAACTGCTGTTAGTTCAGGAGAGTTTAAGTCTGTTCCAGTGGCAGTTATTGCAAAAGAACCTGTAGCACTAACTCCTGTTAAATCAACAGTAGCACTATTAGATATTGCTTGAGTAGCTGTACTTATAACTGTAGATGCGCTAACACCTGTTACAGTATTTGTAGATACATCTACTTGCAGACTTGGAGTATTAGTAGAACCTGAAACACCTGACGTTGGAGCGTCTATATTACCTATACTTACAGAAGCAAGACTAAATGATGCAGATACACTGCCTACATCTTCTTGTATAGCTGTATTTGTAGATGTTGATATAGCAGTAGAAGCAGATACACTACCTACGTCTTCCTGTATATTAACAGCCACAGATGTGATAGCAAATGTAGCTGTAGCCCCACTGGAAGGGTCTTCCTGTATATCTACATTAGTTGTGGTAGCTATTGCAAAAGATGCAGTAACTGGTGTTGCAGATATTGTTGGTGCTACTGTGACATTTACACTTGCAATAGCTAAAGATGCAGTAACTGCTGTTGCTGAAACTTTTACTTGAGGTTCAACAGAAGCAACCGTACCTGTAGCTGTGACACCCAGATTTATATCAACAATAAACTGACCATATTTTGCTGTACCGTATACACCAGTACCGAACTTGGCTTGGTTTAAGGTAACAGACATGGTTATTTATCCTAAGATATTCTTATTATAGATGTGCTTTCACCAGCGGCAGGAAAGTCAATTGTTAAATCACCAGCAACAGCACTAACAGTACCACCAAAGCTAATTGTACAAACTGCTTTATTAGACGCAGAAGAATTATATATCAACGCACCAATAGCAGAGCAAGTTACATTACTAAAAACTTCATCTGTAAAACTTACGTGTGCGGTATCATTTGTTAGAGCAATAGATGCTCCATCAAGATTTTGACCACCTGCACTATAGTTTGTGCCAGATGCTTCATCGTTACCGCCACCACCTGTTACGTCTGAATAGTTTGTAGTTGCTTTGTTATAATCATCATTAGTTCCATTAATTAAAGCAATTTTTAAGGTGTGTGTATCCATGTCGTGAATACCACCTAACAGTTCTTGCTTAAAACTATTACACATCGCAGTAGTAACAGCCATTTCAATCTCCTATATAAAAAGGTTAAAGGGGCAAGTTGCCCTGCCCCCTAGTTAAGTTAAGCAAGTGCGTCACGGTCTACTTCTTGAGCAGTCATGTCACTACCTTGGTCAGTACAATCCATCAACACTGCCCAGACTCTGATTTTACCAGTAGTCAAAGCTGTGCTTGATTGTGTAGCTAGAGTAACATCAATGTTGTCATCTGCCACACACATAATGGGTTGATAAGCGGCAGGGTTCTGTGAAACAGTACCTGCGGCTGTACCAGATGCGTTATTGTAACCGTCTACAAAACAGTCAGCATCAACACCTGTACCTACATCGATTGTGGATGTTCCTGCTGAAGTAGCAGTAACAGTCTCAACACCTACGTTCAAAATCATTGTGCCTTTTTTGACAGCAATAACTGGAATTACATCAGCGGCAGCAAGGGCAGTACCTTTATCTGAAAGTGCTGTAGCAAAATCTAATTCCGTTTGAACAAAGTAAGGATTGCGACCACGTTGCGAATTGCCACGTGCTGCTTGGAGAGTATTATCACCTAAAGCCATTTTTCAATCCCCCCTATGCCAAGTGATATTTGGCGTTAACAAGAGCTTCAGGACGAAGTATCTTGCGACCATATAGATGCATACCACGAACAATGTCAGCAAAGCTGTCAGGGTCACGATATGTTTCGGTCTTGTTAATCTGCTCTGCGGTAGCAACAGCAGAATCATGTCCTGCAACAATCATACCGTAGTTGGTAGTAGAGTTCGTACCAGTAAAGGACGGACCTGTTCCAACAGAAGGAAGATTATTAGAGGTGTACACAGTAAAGCCATGAATCTGTGTACTAACCTGACCGTTCTGAAGACCAGAACCACCAAAGTCAGCATTGAATAAACGAGAATCTTCGTCTTTCAATAGCTCCATGAATACTGGGTCAACAACTAACCAACGCCCTGTAGAATCAACATTTTGCTGGTCTAGCAAACGTGACATACGAGCGATAACTGTCAATGGGAATGTATCCCCAGAGGCAGGTGTTGAATCAGTAGCACCACCAGTACGAGGCTGAAGTGCAAGTGCAGCTCCACCAGAACCACCAAAGTCATTTTCATCAAGTTTCATTGATGCTAATAACTCATCTGAACCAGCAGTTGACACAGCTACAGAACCGTTAGTGGTTGTGTTTACTGTATCTGGTGTACCATGAATAGCAGACTGTTTAAAGCCAGTTAAGTAACCAAGTACATCTTGGTCAAACTGGTCAGCCAAACGGTATGCCGCACGGTCAGATGCTAGTTGTTGGAAGTTCACATGTGAATGTGCTTCTTCAATATCATCAACCTTAAATGCAAAGTAGTTAGCTTTGTCAATTGTTAGGCTGAAGTCTTCATCGTCAAGGTCTTGTGGTGTAATAGTTGTGCCACGTGCGTAAGCCTTAACTGTAATTTCGGGTTCTTTGATAATCTTAACGGAATCACCCATGTTAGCAATCTCACCAAAGTAATCAGAATTGGTGATAGCTTCACAAACAGCAGACTTGCGGAAAGCAAGTTGCACCTGTTTGCTATAAATAACAGGACTGAAATTGCCGTTAGGAAGATTACCGTACCCGGCAGCGGAAGTAAATGCCATGATATTCTCCTATGTTATAAGCATTATTTACAGATACAAACTTACAAGACTATAGAGGCTAATATTTTCAGGTGTGACTGTACGGGTCAGGCTAAATCTACTAGGTAATCCGAAGACATTGTTCGTTTGCGAATAGTGTGTGTACACAAATAGCTAGTCCGTGTACACGTGTTGACTATAGTTATACTGATAAAGTATTACTTGTCAACTGTTTTTTATCTAGCAGAACCAGATAAATCGTATATGAATTTGCCAGAACGAATAGCTTCCATGATTTCGTCTGACTGTTTCTCATATTCTTGTGGTGACATCTTTTGGACATCAGATTCTTTTATGTGGGAAGAAGCGTCACTATCCTGTGGTTTAGTTCTTGCATTCTTCGTACTAACAGCTTCGGCAGCACTTTTAGCATTCTTGCTTGGTTTTGCCTTGCTAATATTTTTATCTGCCTTGTATAAGTCAATTGCTCGTGAGGCAGATTTTGCATCATTGTCATTGTCATATAGAGCGTCTTGAATCCATTTAGGTTGTTCTTCAGCCCACTCGTGAAATTCATCACTGTCTCTAATCTCACCAAAGTCAGGATGTAATCTCATTAGTTCTACCTCTGCTTTTTCTTTTGTAGCAGAAGTTTGCATCTCATCAATTGCTTTCATTCTTTCTTCTAAATCACTAGATTGTTCTCTAGCTTTCTTCATAGCAATTGTTTCTACTATTGCAGCTACATCAGGGTACTGAGATGCCCACGCTTCAATGTCTTCATCAGACTTGGGTAACTGCATCTCTTTTTTAGTAGCTTCAGATAACTGTCGTTTTATATTTTCCAGTTCTGTTTTAAATTCTTCAGCTTGTTTTTGCTGATGCCTACGTAAATCAGAATATCTTTTCTTGAAAGTTTTTTCTTCTGCGTTGGTAGGTTCTGCTTCTTCAGGTTCAGCAGTTTCTGCTTCACCCTTTTGTTCTTTCATTAATTGCTCTAACTCTTCTTCATCACGCTTAATGCGTTCTTCTTGTGAATAAGGTTTAGATACAAATGCTGTTTTCTTTTGAGGCTGCATTTCTTCAGCCATTATTGTGTCAGACATATAATGTCTCCTATGCTGGGGCTAACCGTAGCCACGTTGGGGTGGGGAGTTAGGTAGCCAGTTAATGTGGATTAATTTTTAGAGGCTAATCCACCTTGCCTCATCTTCTTAGGCTTTGGTTTAGGCTTTGATGCTAAACCGCCTTCTTGATAACGTCCACCAAATCTATCTGTTGATGCTTCTGAAGGTTTACCTCTAGTTCTATTTTCTATAGTATCTTTTGTTTTAGGTTTAGAAGATGCTTTTTCAGTTTGTGTAAATGTTACTTTAGGTTTTCTTTTATCTTTATCTGGCTTTGTACTTGCAGGTTTTGATACTGGTGTAGGTCTATCACTACCAAAAGTTTTCTTTGTAGAACGATTAGCCTCAAAAGGATTTATAATTTTACCAGAAGCATCTACATTACCTTTATCAACTTGTGTTTTTATTTCTTTAACAACATCATCTATATATTTTCTTTCATCATCGTCTTTAGCATTATCTCGTATTTTGTTATATTTAGTGTCTATAGAATTAACTGCTATACGTTTTACTAAGTCTCTACCAAACTCTGTTTCTTGCGCTCTTGCTTTATCAATAATGTCTTGTCCTAATTTATCGTAGGTAAATGCATCTTTTATAGTATTTATAAAACCTTTATTAATTATCTTACCAGTTTCAGGGTCAAATAAATTTCCTTCACCGTCTGATACATATCCTCTAACTGAAATTTCTCCGGGCTTTAATCCCCCAAAAATATCTGCAAAAACTCTATCAACAGGTGTATATCCTAAACTTTTTGCTAAATCTATACGTGCTTGGTCTTCTCTTATTTTGCGTTGATTTTCAAATGGGTCATCATCATCATCATCATCTTTACGTACTTGCGCTTGACCTGCAACAGGTGTTACAGATGTTGCTTGCGTTTCAGGTGCAGTGTATTCACTAGCCAATACAAAACCATCTGGTATTGATGTTACACCGGGAATAAAGCTAATTGTTCTTTTTTCACCCGTAGTTGGATTAATTATATCTACAAGTCTTGCAGCTAATTCAGGAGTTGACATTACATCTTTGTATGTAAGTTCACTATAGTCTGGAGCAATAGGTGGTGCTTGTTGTGTAGGTGGTGTATATGTTGGTGCTACTGGAACAGGAGCAGGTGTAGGTGTAGGTGGTATAGGCATCGTTGTTGCTGGTGGTGGTGCTTGTACAAATGAAGTAGCAGGTACTTGTGAAGGAACAGTGCTTACACCAGCAACTCCACCTGTGTTCATTTCTACTGGGTCATCGTCCATGTCAAGGTCAGACAGTTCAAATGGTAAATTATCTGGCATAACAGCTTCCTCACTATTACCCATCTGCCCCATGTCATCCATTGTCTGCAAACCCATCTTAGCTTGCTGTCTCATCTGCATTAGCTTTTCAAGACCAATGTATCGCACTACGTCAGCAGGAAATACAAACTCACCCTCACTTAACTGTGCAGGTATGTCATCTCTTACTTCTTCTTGTGTTGAACCGGGTGGAACATCATT